TGGTGCTGGTGTTGGCTTTGGAGTTGGTGCTGGTGTTGGCTTTGGAGTTGGTGCTGGTGTTGGCTTTGGAGTTGGTGCTGGTGCTGATGATGCATCACCAAACACAGATTGTGCTCTGTTCAAGATATCAATACATGACGGCGTTCCTTGTTTTTGGTAAGACCATACAAACAACCCATTATCTGGACCATCTCGTTTCGCATGTTCTGCATAACTCTGAACCTTGCTCAAGTTCACCACGTGACCTCCCCATGCTTCTGGTGGCACTTCTGCTCCAATTAACAGAGGACCTCGATAATAACTTCTATATGCATTAAACGCGGTCAATGGATCAAAAACATCACTTGCATCGTATGTCATAATATTTATCCAGTCTAAATCTTGACCATTACTTTGCAATCCCTTTATGTTCATACCCGTGTAGTCGCTGTTAGGTGGTTGATTTGCAAATTGACCTTCTCCATATGCACCAACTGAAAATGTAGCTGCAGAAACGGAGTAACCTGGACCTAAAGCTCTTCTGGTTTCAGCAATGTAAAACCCAAAACGATCCCTCTCATTATGATTTTCCCAATCAATATCAATCCCATGTAATCCCAAGTCTTTCACCAAGTTTGCTAATCCGTCTGCTCGATAGTTACCATCAAAAGGATAAGTGGCCCCACCAACTGATAACATTACCACAATGCCTCGTGACCGCAAAATCTTAATAGCTTCTCTTACAACCGCAAAATCAGAACTAAAAGACAGACCAGTGTCCTCCCATGTGTTTTGGCCAGACTTGTATGTGCAATTTGGAGCTGCAAACGATAAATATACAACGTTCGCTCCCTTAACCTGTGCAAGATCCATTCCGGCACCTGTCCCGGACCATCTTGCGCTCCAAGATTCATAATATGCACCTAATGGTCTTTGACCCTTTAATAAAGTTCTCAATGACCTAGATGATTGTGCAGGAGTGGTCATTTTTATATTATCTTATAAATTAAATATGAAATATTTCCTTAAAATTATTTATCATGTTGGTCTGAAGGGTTAATAAAAAACTAGAGAACACGGACCGTGGTGCATACTGTTCAATTGGATCGTACTTGTTGAGCAAATATGCAACAGTAATAATGCAAAGGAGCTGAGCCAAAGAGATCACCAATAAATTTGGGTGTTCTAGTTGTGATTGTATTCGTACAAACATGTTGTTCACAGTTGTTCCAACAACAAATGCAACGGCAAACACATATATGCTATTTTTCATGTATTTGTAATAGTTCATTATTACATATATACTAGGAAATATTATTTCGACACATAAAGATTTAAAGACAAAGTTCTTGTATGTTATAATTCAAATGCCCGAACGCATTTTTGAGATCAAGACCTTAAAGTCCATTATTATAAGAAATGTCGTTGAGGTAATTAAACCTTACATTAAGGAAACAAATATAATGATAAGCAAAGATGGTATTAAAGTTTCAACGTTAGATACATCAAAAGTGTCATTGACATATGTTAAATTAGATGCTGCGAAATTCGAATCTTATCAATGCGAGAAACCCATGATTATAGGCATTGATACTACAACTTTGTTCAAGGCTATTAAATCTGCCAATAGAAGGGAAACAATTACGTTGTACATGAACAGAGGTGACGAAGACAGACTTGGTATTGAACTTGCGGATCCTTTTATGGGAAAAGTAAAAGATTATAAAATCCCTTTGCTTGCGTTGGAAGATAAAGTAATCAACATCACAGATATGTCCTTTGATTACGTTATTAATATGCCAACAATTCAGTTTCAACAAATCATTAAAGACATTCATCTTCTGGAGGGAAAAGTTGTAGAAATCAAAAGCATCGGGAGACAACTTCTTTTCAGCTGCGATGATGGTGTTGCAGGGTTTCAAACTGCAATCTCTGAAATAGATGACAATTTGAATGCAGACCAAAAAATTTTGCTTCAACAAAATGGTGAAGACATGCGTTCAGTAAAATTTGAGAAAATGAATGATAAAATTGTTCAAGGAAAATTCAAGATGAGTTACTTGATGAATTTCATAAAGGCTTCACACCTATGTGAGAACATGAACATCCTCTTGACAAATGACAAACCACTTATTTTGGAATACTTTGTTGCCGACCTTGGATTGATGCGGTTCATGATCATGTCTCACATTGATGACTAAAGTTTGCTACAAATGCTAATAATAGTGTTTGGAGGAATAATTACCTTTCTATTTGTTATTCCGTTGTAATCAATATACATTGCATCAGAATTACTAATTTTACACTCCACAATGTTCTTTGGGTCTAGTCTCAAATATACTGTAGATTGTTTTTTTGTATCGTTAAGGAGAATGTACTTCTTTTCCTCACTTGTAGTAATTTCCAAAATAGCCCGTGATACAACCTTGTACTTATCATCAACTCCCAATGTCTTAGTAAAATGCTTGATAATGTGATATTGTTTTGACACTTCGATAGCCTGAGGATTTGAAAAATCTACTTGCACTAATCCCCAATTACTCCATCCCAAATTTTCTACTGCTTGCCAATAAATCCATGCTGTTGGCTTTAATGTCTTTAAGTCTCTAAAAATTTTTCTGGCTAACTTTAGGTTGTCTCGAACTGTATCTTTGTATCCATATCCATACTCCGACATCCAAATAGGCTTTGATGTCATTTTTCTTAGGAGAAACCGCCAAATTGAAAAATCATCAAAGTAAAAGGTAATACTCTTCCATGAAAGTCTGTATCCATGCACATTCACTCTATCAATTAACCGCTTTGGTGAAAATATGTACCAAGCCAAAGCAAATCCAGAGCTAAACTCATCTCCTGAAGAAATCTGTATATTTGGATCTTTGTCTCGAAGTTTTTGCAAAATAACACGTCTTGTATTATAATCAAAGTAACAACCTTCTTGGTCTACGCTTGTTGTCCAATAAGGATTTGACGGTTCGTTGAATGGTGCAATACTCACAACTGGATACTTCTGACTAAAGAGCTTATAACAATTACAGAGATATTCAACAAACTCGTCCACGCACTCCGGCTTCAAATTACAATCAAAAGATTTTTGGCTTCCATTAGTAAACCCAGACTTAGTCATCCACCACGGAGGACTGTTGCAAAACAATTCAACTTGACAAACACCACGTTTTACAGCCTCGTCTAAAATTGCAATTTGATAACTATCATTGGCCAAGTCATATTCTCCATTTTGCAAAATGCACGGCGCTAACGCACCTTTTCTCATGTTTTGCCTTTTACTCTGATCATGCCCACCACCTAAATTGTATCTTACGGTCTTAAATGCCAACCCATTGTCTCCAAAAAGCATGTCCATCAAACGGTCTCTAACATTTTGTGGATAATCAATGTTAGCCCACCAACAAAGAGATGTACCCCAATGCATTTTATGTTTGCAATTTATCAAGACATTTGTCAATTTTTTCTTACTATTATATATTTAAAAAAAATTGAAACACCTCTAATTATAACCACAAATAATGCGCACAAGAGCAAAAGTGTATAACTCCGTTGTTACTAAAAAACAATTCAAGAACAAATTTGTAAGAAACGATGTCATTTCAAGCTTAAGACGTATTATCTCTAAGAAAAGTAACCTTACATATCTAAACAAACCAAAGGTCTTAGAATGGTTGTTTGCTGACAACCGTTTTGTTAAAGGTCTTAGTAAGGAACGCGAAGATGCATGGGGTAGATCCTTAATTGGCTATCACACAAATCAATGGACAACATTTCTTGGAGAGAATCTTTTGCGGGAGATCTTGACTCTATTAGACAAAGATCCAACGCGAGTGCAATTTCCAGTTCGAGGAAAAAATGGAAAAAGATTAATGCCAGACTTTGAAGGAACTGATGGACTTTATGAAAACAAGGCTCGAACATATTCAACAACAGGGACAGCAGGTGAAAAAATTCTTGGTACACCACTTAAGTACTGCGAATGTCATCGTCTTTATAAAAAGCCACTTTACATCGTGTGTATGGCTTATCAAGAACAAGAAGCAGACAAAATTTTTGACCTTTTCACCCCAAAGTCACGTGAGCTTAAATCATTGCTTGGATTCTACGATACAAACCTCAGGATCAAATACGTGAAAGCAACTGACCTCTTGAAACAAATCCTTATTTAAAAACGAACACATTATAAACGAATATGAACGATCTTGAAATTATGAAGTTAAAACCCGTCATCAAGTGGGCAGGTGGTAAAAGACAAATTCTGCCAGAACTTTTAAAACATTTTCCCCGCGATTTCAACAATTATCACGAACCATTTCTCGGAGGAGCAAGCGTTGTACTCCACTTATGGAATTGCGGGTTGTTAACGAACAAACATATATATATTTCAGACATTATGCACCCCCTCGTTAACCTGTACAATACGATAAAACAAAATCCTCAACGCCTTATACTGGAACTCAGTGATTCCAAATATTCTAACACTGCAGAAGCTTATAATAGACACAGAATCGAATTCAATAAAATAAAAAGGGAAACATGTTGGGAGCAATCAAACATACCTGAAGCAGCCCTTTTCCTATATCTGAATCGAATTTGCTTTAATGGTATGTACAGAGAGAACTCACGAGGCGAATTCAATGTTCCTTTTGGAAAACAAAAAAATCCTCAAATTTGCAACCGAGATTCCATCCTTGATTTGCATAACTTCTTGGTCAATAATCACGTGCATCTAACATGCAGTAGTTTCTTAAATGCGGAAAACAACATGAAACGCGACGACTTTGTGTATTTAGATCCACCTTATTACAACACGTTCACTAGCTACAATCGCGAATCTTTTGGAAAAGTAGAACAGATTCAGCTGCGAGACTTTTTTGTAAGGTTAACAGACACAGGGTGCAGAGTTGCGTTAAGTAATTCTAATGATCCGTTCATACTTGAACTATATCAAAATATCCCAAACGTTAAGATTATTGAAATTGATTCTAAAAGAATCATAAACTGTAAAGTAGATGCCAGAGGAGACATAGTAAAAGAAATTTTAGTATGCAACTACTAATAATAACCGATAGATTCGTCAATTGACATTCCCTGACACTCAGGTGAGGTTGTCAATGTCTCTTGACACAAACGGCCCTTAGGCACATTTGCTGGTTAGGCTCTATCCGCCCAGTTCTCAGAATTT